TATTACATGTCTTTGGCTAGCTATGCTATAATATTCTGAAAAATATATAGGTACTAAAATTCTTTTTCCAGATCTAAGTTCAATAGTAGGTTGACCTCCGCTACCGGCATTTGGATCCACACACCTACCAAATTCTGAAAGAGGTTGTACCGTGTATGTGGTGGCTCCTACAGAAAAAGACACAGCAACTTCTTGATTATTACTAACTTGCACTGCTGGAAAACTATTATAACTAGCATTTCCAAAATGCTGGGGTGTGTTTACATTTGCCGATGAATGCATTGCATATACGACGCCATCTGATTCAGAATCTAGAGCATTGTCTGAGCCGGGATCTAGCAATCCTCCGGCAGTAAAGGCATTCTGCACTGCGTTTGCATTAGATCCGTCAGTTATGATAAAAAAAACAGCATCTAAACTCTCATACATAAAAAGCGTGCCACTTGGATAATGATTCGAATCTGCAATTCTAGCAAATCCTGTAAAACCTCCTGAAGTAAACGGGGTTACTGCAGCGCCAGGTTCAATATCAGTAAAGCTACCAGCATTTTTAGCTAAACCTCCAAAAAGAGCTGCCTGTAACCAGTGGTGTTCAATATTTGTACCAGCAGGTTCATCTAAGGCCGGACCATTATTTAGATCAAAAAGAGGAAAATCTGACAAAGATCCGGAATCTTGACCTGCAAATATTATTCTCATACCTTGACATGTACTTGAAGCATCGGATGAAGGTTCACAATACACAGCTTTAGTAGTTCCGGTATCTTGATATTTTGTAGGATTCCAAGCTATGCCGCTCCCAGCTGATCTAGATGAGCCATCATAATAAGTACTTTTATTTAAAAGTGTATAGATTTCATCTAATGTATCTTCTATTGTTGCAGACACTCCTAAAGAAGTCTTACCAATAAATTTCCAAGTTAAAGCTGATACTGTCATATTTACTCCTTACAGTTAATAATTATGGATCTGCAGGTTCATAAGATCCGGATATAGTTACTACCAAAGCACTGGGGTTAAAAGCACTCATCGTAGCAAAAGTACTCATTGCCACATCAGAAACGGTATAATCTACTATACCACTATCAAAAGCGTAAGCTAATAAAACTGTAGAAGACACTGTTCGCCATATTAACTTACCTTGTAGTGATGACCAAGCAACTACCTGATTGTCTAAGGGTGTCGACCCTGGTAGAATATCACTTGTCACATACAAAGACCCAGAAATTATTGCATCTGACTTTGCAATTAAACTTCCTGTTACTGTTGTTTTACCAACTAATTCAGATCTACCGTTGACTCTCAAAGTATTGTTACCTGGATCTGACCCGGTAGTCCCAACGCTTAACGCATTAATTCTAGCATAATCCTCAACTAATAAATCATCGCCAACTTGTAAATCATAAGTAATACCTACACCGGTATTAGTAATGGTAACTGCCTTATCAAAGTCTTCCACACCATAAGAAGAGCTTAAAACCATTCCGATGTTAGTAAATTCTATCTTTTTATTACCAAAAGCGTCTCTGATTACATTGCTACCTGCGTTGATATCGCTAACTGCTCTAAAATTACCGGAAGTAACTAAATCACCTTCAAACAAAGAAGTTCCTCTTGTTGATGTGCCACGAGATCCAGCAGTGCCTCTCACATAAAAATTTACGTCATTTTCTACGATATCATCACTATTAGTGTCAAAAAATTGAATTGCACCTTGATTTGCATTGACATGGATTGCTAATTTTGTATTGTCATCCTTGACTATAAAATCATTGTCGTCACTATCTGGATTTATATTGACTGCACCTTTAACATTTAATATTGAACCATCAAATGTAAGATTTTCTTCGCCATTAAGTGAATCTGCAGCACTAAAAGTTGCAACCCTATTATCAACTCCATTTGCAACTGCAGATACAGCACCTCCACTACCGCCGCTACTTCCTATAATTAACTGTCCGTTTGATGCAGATGTTATTGTAATTCCACCTTGTGCTAGCATATAAGGCGTAAAACCATCGCTTAGTGTGTGTATATACCCTTTAATTTCACCGCCTACGTTTAAAGTACTAGGTAAATTAGATCCTGCGCCTATTTGAACATTATTTGGAAAGACAACTTTCTTAACATTATTTTTATTATCACGCTCTATTACTTGATGTGTTTTTTTAAGTGTACTTATCTTGTAAGAATTTTTCTTTGTCATAGTTTATGCCTAGTTATTAAACCCAATTATATCAACAACTCTATTTGCAAAAAATGTATTACTATAATTTCTATTCTTAGGTGTGTCTTCATCAAAGAATGGTAGAGAAGAAGTTGCATAAATACTTAAATTTGATGACTCAATTGTATTTGTTGTTATTTCATCTTCATCCAGGATTATGTACTGATCATCATCATCATCATCCACAACAAATCTTATTCTAATAGGCCCCTGCGTTGTTAAACTAGTTCCTATTAAAAATCTACTATCTTGAGACTGCTCTAACATATCAGCTCTCTGACCAAATTTATCACCGCGGTATATATTTTTTGTAAACTGCGGATTAAAATTAAGTAAGCCATATTTCATACCTGCAGGTCTTGCATATCTAGCACCTTCAGTGTTACTAACCCTGATATGCCTTCCACTTGCACCTTTTCCAAATGAAAAGAATATATCTAAACTACCTTTTAGCCTAGAATCAGTTACAATTGTATTATCAGGGCCTTTTACAGGTGCACCTAAAAAAGTAGCATTTTGACCTGCACCAAAATCTCCGGGGCCGCCCATTGACAAACTATCTTCTCGCGAAGATGCAACTAATAGGAATTTTTGACTAATTTTTCTCGGTATACTTTTAGATCTAGGTTCGAAAGGGAATTTTAACAACCAATCTTTGATGGTACTGTTATCTGTTGGTGTTTCACCTGTCATAGAGTATGATCCTTTTTTAAAATCTTTTCTATTAAAGTCTCCACCATCAGATATATTATCCAATTGTTTGCCTTCAGCTATAAAAATATCTTCCACGCTAGGTAAAACAGTATCAAAAAATCTTTGCTGTTTATTATTAAACCCTCTAAATCTCTGTATAGATGCACTCAATACATTTTCACCACTGGCAATAATACTTTTTGCAATAGATCCTACGCCTCCTGTAACATGTGTGTCCATGTAACTGCCACTATACTCAGCTTCTGTCGCGACTAAAAATTGATCCAAAGGTTGTTCTTGATACACACCTTCATGAACTTGTAAAGTTGTTAAATTTTGATTTAGTGTGTCATGAAATTCCTTGTTAGCTCTAACTTTAGATCCATATAACGTTACTTCTACAGGCATATCGGTTCTTAACTTAAGAAAAGATCCTGTAAGTTCATTTGACTTATTCATATCCTGATTGTTGTGAAGCGCCATAGGATTGTCAATGCCAAAAACTAATCTATCTTCAGGTAGGAGTAAGTAAGGTGAGAGAGTTTGTTTATCGCCATCAATAAGCGCTAAGTTTGAAGGCCTTAATTTTCTTATGTTTCCGCCTAGAGAATTAATTCTTGTATCAAAAAACTTAATTTTACTTAAATTAGAAGATAAAGCATGAAAGTCTGTTATGTCATATTCGTCAAAAAGTCTATTATTATCTGCTCCATCAAAAAAGCCTCCATAACTTCCTACTTGTTCGCTAAAAGATCTACCGGTGTATTGTGTTTGGCCAAAATTTCTATAAGATGTACCTCCTGGCCAATAATATTGGGGTATGTTTACTTCGTTTGCAGTATCATCATCAAGTGAAGAAGAAGGTATTCTAGCCCCTCCTAAAACTTGCTCCGTAGCTGCAGCAGGTATGAGTTCTAGCTTAGCCACGCCTGTCAACTCAGAGAAGTCAGTCAAGGAAGAAGAAGACTCTGAAGTTATACTGTGATCAATAGAAAAAGCAGGTGAATTCAGGGGTTGATTATCAGTAAAAATACTATTTGTAGATAAATCCACTATCTTGTTGTTATAAAAAGACATACACCCACTTACAATTAAGTGTCGATCAGAGCCGGAAACATCAGCAACACTATTCAATTTACTCTTTTGATCTTGTCGATACATGAAAAATACATAGTCAGCTTGGTGCATTGCCTGCCCTATCGAAGCTGAAGCAGCTTGATTATGTGCATCAGATGTGCCTGTATGGGTTCTTCTTTGTGTGTATGGAAAGCTAATAACAACTTTTTCTAAAAGAAAAGGAGCGTTGATATGATCACTCATGAGAAAGGTTTGACTGCTTGTAGCATAATATTTTGTCGATAGAGGCGCAAAACTATTTATATGAGGATATCCTGCGTTAGGCCACGACTCAAATGTCGACAACTTGAATTCCTGTTTTCTATCATTCTGGGGTGTTGGATAAAATTGCATAGGAAAGTTATTTGTTCCACTAACAAACTTATTTGTTGTTCTGTCAACTTCAACAGCAAAATCATGATGAATAGAATTTTGAGTTGCTGGGTCAATTAAACCAATTTGCTCCCACCTCTTTAAATTCCAATTATAATATACAAATCCTGTCTTATCTTCACCATAAAAATCACCACCAGAATCTAAAATATTATTTCTTAGTCTAGGAGATCTTGTTAAAAATTCTTCTCGTGTATTTGGTAAAGTTAATTTTATTTGTGTTTTGTCATGAAGTCTTGATTCAAAACCGGGTTGCGTGGAAGTTGCTGTACCCGTCATATAAAAAGCACTAGTTTCTAAATTGATTCTACTGTCAATAAAAGGTGAAACATTTGTGGATCCTGCCACAGCTTCGCCGTTAACGATTAAATCTGAATTATTTCTATCGCTAATTAGTTTTCTGTCACCTCTTAAAGAATAATTGCTAGTTAGATTAGGATTGACATTAGCAGTTGCTGTAATGGATCCAATAGTGTTGTGCGGTGATATTGCTCCATCTTGCTTAAGAAGATGATGTTTAGTTTTATTATAAGGTTTTAATAATTGTGGGTATGTTATTTCTGTTTCACCTTCGATAAAATTAATAACATTTGTATCATCAAAATTTATATTATAATTTCCTCTTCTTGTAGGATCACCGGTTCTAGAAATTGTTGGATATTGCCCGGACAAGCTATCAATTTTTGTTATAATACTTTGGGGTGTCCCGCTTGTTATTCCGGAATAATGGTCTTCATCCCACTCAAAAGGCATAGAATCATCTGTAACTACATCATGAGTCGTACTTGTTGTAGGTATAACTGTACCTTGATTTGACTGATTAATTAAGTCCGGACCAGCTATAGCTTTTAATCGATGATGAATTATAAGCCCGGAAGCTCCTTTACTCCATGGGTAATTTCTCTTTGTAAAATATTGAGATCTCATTCTCCAATAGCCAGTTGGGGGACTGGTCTTCATATTTATAGGTGATGTTGTTCTACTATATAATTTTTCAACTTGTTTATCAGTTAATCCAATATTCCAAAATGCGCAGTTATAAACATTATGGTTGCCTGTCCCTAAATCAAAGTGAGAGTTACCAATTGATATTCTGTCACCAAACAATAAAAGTCTACCTCCAGATATATCAAAATTTTCATGATTTACACCGTTTGACGTAAAATATTGATTTGCTGAATACTGTTTACCATTTACATATAATTTTGTAGTATTGCGTATGTCTCCCATAACGCCGTCCCAAGTAAAAACCCAGTGATTCCACTCATTTAAGCCACCACCTCCTGAAGCTAAAAATTTATTTACCGGGTTATTGATGTCAGTAACACATTCCAAACTATCGTCAGGAAAATATGCTCGTGATGTATGGTTTCCTGAGGGTTGGTTGATCCAATCAGTGTGACGTGCTTGAACGTATACTCCAGCACTTCCTCCACATCTACCTCCCATAGATCCACCTGCCACAGTATCTGTCTCCCAACTAACAACTTCTCTATTTTGGGAATCTAAAATTCTAAAAAGTACACAGTTGCTGTCTGCAGATTGCATTTTGTGCCAAAAAGAAAACGTATATCCTTCACCTGCTTTTACATCAATTGTACCCGGTTCTGTGTAAAATTCTCCCCTACTAGTATATCCTGGACTATAAATATTTAAGCATTCGTAACCTTGCCTTACTCTCTTAACTTTAGGCATCTTATTACGCTCCTATATTAAATGCTATAGAATCAGTACCTAAAATATTTATTATGCCTGAATCTGTTGCTTGCTTTGAATTCATCTTTTCATGAATGAATCCTACTGTTGATGATGTATATCTCGAACCTATTTCACTAATATCAATGTAAGGAGGTTCAATATTGCATCCAAAAATTAAGTCATTCATAGACGTAATCTGACTAGCAAAATCATACATATTATCTAAATAAGTAGCTGCCCTAAGCTCATCATAAGGTTTAAAAGTGTACACATATTCTCCGTCATAATCAATAGGTTTTAAATCATTTTGAATTGGTTCCTTTTGATTTGTATCATTATAAGGCGAGTTGTTTGTCAAGTTTAATTCTAGCTTATCGATACGATCAGTAATAACTATATTTGACCCATGTTTTCTCATTACATGAGGCCCTACTATATCAACTGTTATACCGGAAAAAAAGTTTCTATATTTATTATCTTCGCTATTTTTTAAAGTATTACCTGCAGTTGTTTTAAATAGCTGATTTCTAATTTCAAAAGGTTCTATTGTTGAATTAATTTCGAAAATACTTGAATATCTAGAACCTGAAATTGTGGGATATATCGAACCTCTTTCATTTTGTTGTTTATTTATATAGTTTTTATGATCGTATTCATTAACTGTATCGTCATAAACTAAAAACATATCCTCTTTTTTGATATTTTCTATAACCCCTAACTCAGAAAACTTTAAAAATGGAGCAAATCTCTCATCAAATGAATCAGGATAAGGAGATGTATTACCCATATATACAAAAGGTAAATTATCTCCTGTTGTATCACTAAAATTTTTGATTGATATTCCCTGAGAAGATTTAGACTCAAGATTTAATATCTGAACGTGTGAACTTCCTGATAGTAAAGTTTGGTAATGATTATCTAAAAGTGCAGGAAAGAATACATGTTTAACCCCGGAAGATTTAGCTGTATTAGACTTAACCATACTTATTGATAAACCTAGACTGATACCATTCTTATTGTTACTATCTTCATTATACTCTATTAATTTTTTAGATAATTTTGAGTTTGATACTGTCAGTCGGTTAGTAATTATTTTTTTACTTGTCATTTATTTACCTTTTGCATTAACCAAATATTGTCCCTACAGCCTGATCATTTGTAGATTCATCTTCTATTGTTAAATATTGTTTGTTGTAGTGATATCTTAAGCGATTTCTCTCCAAATTATGTGGCTCTACAATATAGTTAACACCTAAGAATACTGTTTCCAAAGGCATTAAAGAACTAATTAAATCTGTAAAGCTATTATCGAACCAGGTAAAAAACTTAGTATTAGATTCTAAGTCAATTTTATACAGAAGATCTTTAAAGTATACTTGTCTAATTTTTTCTAAATCAATATAAGACTCTTCAAAACTTTCTCTAAAGTCACCTATAGCTGAGTCAAATACTTCTAAACTATCAAACATTTTAGATATATCTTCGTTTAAACCCTTTATACTGCTCATATCTATACTAACTCTTCTGTCAATATGCGGTGATTCGTCGCTTGTTACATCATAAATAGGTGCTGATTTAGCATACAAACTTTTGTCAAGATTTTCTTTTAATTGATAGCTTCTAACTCTAACTTTGTCTGAAGATACCCTCTCATCAAAATTTGTTGATATTCTACTTATTGCTATTTGATTGGTTTTAATAACTTTTTTACTGGGCTCAAACATCTTTGCTGTTAAGTGAAAGCCATTTTGAGAATTATCGAAAATGTTTATTACTCCATTATTATCAGATCCAGTTGTTAATTGTTTTGATATAGAAGCATCTATTCTAATTCTACCGAAAGAATTACTAACAACAAGATTATGATTATAGTTAACTTTTGGATCTTTTGTTGCTATAGAGAAAGGATTTCTAATTTTTTCCCTAGACTCCTTTTCTGTAACGCCCCTTGTATGAAATTTAATAAATCCCACCTGACCTGAAAAATTTGTATATCGTACTTCATTATTCAAGTTATTGTCATTTAAAAATCGATTATTGCTATTTTGTGTAATAGACTGTGAACCTATAATTAAAAATGATCCGGATGCATTATACTGATTATGTGTATTAGAAAGCCAATCAGTATAACTTCCTTTTTTTGACTTAGGATTATAAAAACTAGCTGTTGTTAAAAATACTTCACTTTTACTACCATCTATTCTTCCGCATCTAAGAAAAAAACTAGAAGAAGGCGCATTTTTTATTTTATCGCTACCATAAAAAACAATATCATCATTGCGAACCCTTCCAAAACTAACATACCACGGATAGCCATCAAATATACTGGCACTATGTATTTGAACTTCTAAGATATCAGATGCATCAGTTGATGTGTGGTTTTTCATAAATAGTTTAAGCTTAGTATCATCGCTTTCATCTATTGCAATTAAATTACTTATCAAACCACCTGATCCTGCTGGTGAGGGATGTGTTCCTGTTACAGCAAATCTTGCCAAACTTTGCGTCTTATGGTGATCAACAGAAGGAAGAAATTTATAAACTGCTTCATATGTAAAAGACCCTGAAGTAAACAAACCATGTCTAGCAACATTAGATATTCCGTGAGGCGGGTGTTTTCCTTTTTGTACAAAATCAGTTGCGTTAGGGTAACCTACTTCAACTCGAGAAGAAGATAAAAATGGAGATATCATGTAGGGAGATGGGACGTACGTCCCAGCTGAGAATCCATGTGAATCTAAATCAGATTTATCAATATCACTTCTACTAGCAACCGATCCACTAAAATCTAAAAATCTAATTAATTTTTTATCATGTTCCCTTAAATCTTCTAAGTAATGTGCCTTAATGCCTCCATACTCTTTAAAATCAAAGTATCTCTCGAAATCCAATCCAAAAATATTCATTAGTGATTTCAAAGATCTTTTAGTCCCTTTTTCTTTTTGTATACTCTTGATATTGATTAACAATCTTTTCCAAATTTCATTTTGAAATTCATTGAGGGAAAAACTAGAATTAGTATTTAAATTATTAATTCCTTCTGCTTCATTAAATTTTAAATAATCGACATTTGAGTTTATTATATTCGGAAGTACAATTCCCTTATTTTCAGCAATTAGTTTGTAAAAATTAGGACTAGATCCTTGAAAATTTTCATATGAAGTATGAAGTATATTAGATAAATTATCAACATATAATTTCAATTCATCAAAATATTTTGCCCAAACCAGTAAGAATGATATAAGCAGTTGATTATTTCCTATCCTACCTGTACTTGGAAGATTTCCTGCTTTATATGCGTTTCCTAAACTTCCTGTTAAATTTGCAAAACCTTCAGTATGTTGCCCTTCCAATAAATAATGTTGTGGTATTAAATGTGTTATTAGATTAGGATTATAATCATCATAAAGTGATGCTGATACTAGTAACTTGCTATTTAAATTTGTTACGCTAGTATGATTTGCAAATAAAACATGACAATCTTTTATATTTTCTTTAGTTAGCGGACAGGGCTCTATCGATGAAGTTTGACGCATGATAACAGCATAATTTATTATTTGTGAGTGCAAATTATTACCAGAACAATCTAACACTAAATTATTTCCTGTATAACTACCTTGTGGTTCATTAAACTTAAAGTATGTAACAAGATCCAAACCTAATTCGTCGTCCTTGTATGTCGGTGATAAATAGTTTAAGTTTATTGCATCCTTACTCTTGGCGCCATGATAAAATCTAAATTCGTCCATTGATCCTGAGAATGTAGATTGGGGTGTAAAAGTAGACGCGTCTATGTCATAAGCACTCCCTGAGCCTATAAGTAAGTCAGATTGCCTCATTTCAAGATTGTCAAAATCAAGCATGCTTGATGTAATCTTTTGTACGCCGTTGATAAAAAGCTTAGTTATTTTTTCTTTATTATCATAAGTAGATGCTAAGTGAACAAATTTACCCTTGTCAATAGTCGATGATAAAGTTACAGAATTACTACCTGACATTAATGTATAGCGTAGATTTGATATGGATGTAGATGGTTGTGTATCTAACGCAATAGAAAATCCTGCGCGACTGGAATCTACTAGCTGGCATATTACTTGTCTATCATTACTTTTTGCAGGTATTCTTATCCAAAACTCAATAGACAATCCTTTGTCTAGCGGTGAAAAAACTGGTGTACTAGTTCTTTTTTCAGATCCTGCGCTATAAAGATAGCCCGGCATGTCTTTTACTGATATAAATTGATTACTATCTCCAATAAAATGAAGATAACCTTTATTCTTCGGAAAAGATCTCAAAATATAGTCTTCATATCCTGTTGAATTTTCTTTGAAATTTTCTATATCTTGTCGTGTTTGATCAAAGGGAAAAAGATTAATTACTCTATCGAAAGCAATATTTGTTTTTGAAACTGCTGAATCGAAAAAGGTATGATTTTCAAATTTAGAAAAATCAATATTCAATTCTTTTGTGCTATATAATCTTCCAAATTTTGATCTAGATCCCAGGCTATTACTCTGATTTTCACCCTTTTTGGAATCATACTTTAAATCTTCATTTGATTTAAATGTATAATTATAGTATGAACCATCTGCTGTTCTATTGACCTCTCTAACAATACTAGATTCAAAAATAGAGTTTTGTAGATTAAATATATTCTTTTTCATTTTAGATCCTAAAATATAGACTTAGTTATCAATAATAAATTTTCCTGATGCATCGTTGACAAAAAAGTCATTATCAAAATCTTTAATTAAAAATTCAAATTTATATGTTCTACCCGGGGATAAGTTTTTCATGCTTATTAAAAAATACATTCCGTCAGAATCAGATGAAAGCCTAGTTGAATTTCCCGATTCATCAAAAGGAATAATAGCATTGCCATTGTTTACATCTATAACACGATAGTGCATATTAGTATATATTTCTGATAAATTTTCCACCGGTGTCTTTTTAAAAATTATTTTCTCATCTCTGTTCTCAACAAAAACTCTTATTTTTACTTCATCATTTTTTCTATAATTTGATTTTAAATTCTTGCAAGTTACAATTATCCGTTCTATTGAACCATCAAAAGATGTTCTAAAGGGTGATCTAATAATTAAAGAGCTAGTTAAATAACCCACAGACATGTCATTTGAAGCCCATATTTGCGTAAAAGATGCAGAATTAGCATTTTTAACTTCTTCAATTAGATTACTATGATACTCACTAACTGCAAAAGAAGCTGAATATATTCCTGCTTGGAAATTTTCGCCCACACTATGTTGTGAAACAGAGTGTGTACTTTCATAAGAACCAGATTTAAGTACCATTTTCATACAATTCATTCCGGATATCGCAGTAGCACTAGTTCCAGATAAGATATTGCTTCTTATACCTCGATGAAAATTATTTAAGAACAAAGATCCGGAAACATTAAAAATAAAATTTCTGTGTATGTCTAGGATACTATCATCATATTTTACAATCAACCTAGGTCTATCAAAGATGTTTGATGCATTATTAGATCCAAATCTTTTAACAAAGTAAGTTTTTTCATCAGTCTCGTATGACCCGGAATAAGCTATAACAAATCCATAATTTGTTAATTGCCCGGAAAGAGAAGCGGATACAGCTTTTGTAACATTTAGACTTAAGTCTTCTTTTCCTGACGTAAAATATTGCTCAGAAGTTAAGTTTACTGTGCTGGTACCAGAAGGTCCTGCAAGAGATCCGCTAATATAAACATCAAGATTACTACCTCCTAAGCTACCAGAAGAACGCGCTCCGGGCGTATCCCAACCAATAGCTAGCCCGTTATTATATGATGAAGTTATAAAGTTACTAGATCCTATATCAGCAAAATTAACAATATCTCGACCTTTACCTTCATCAAAATCTTTTGCAAGTGGCATTGCAATAATTTTAAAATTACTAGGTGTAGTTTGGCCCCCGTAGACGTCTTTCATATGAATTTCAGCTTTAAAAGTATTGCTATTGATATCCAGCTTTCCTTGATTTAATAAGTTTTGTGCGTCCTTATAATCGAATTTAATCAATATTCTTGATAATTCTGTTGGGCTTGTTTCGTCACTAATAGTAGACTCATCATATAGTTTAAATAAATCTAAAGTACCTGCCAAACCTACATTTGCATCATTGGCTCTAAACTTATTGTTTATGATTCTATTTGTTACATATGTATCTTTACTACCCGATATTATTCTATACATTACTGTATTGCCCCTCTGATATCAGAATCTGGATATCTAATCTCAAATATACCACCTCTAGTAGGATATACTTTTTGTTTAGAAGTATTTTCCTGTATACTCATTCTAGTATTTTCATATACTCTTTCTTCAAGCATTCCTGATTTATTTTTTATAATTATTGATGATAACGAATCAACACCTTCTATATTGATAACGATGTTTACTAAGTCGGTTTTATTTATAGGCTTGCCAACTTGCATATTCTCAATGGTTAAATAGTTTTTTAGAGCTGAATTACATCTAGATAAAACTGAATTACTATTGTAACCTTTTGACAAACTAATGATATAGTCTATTCCTATATTAATAATCGATGCATCTACAATATCATAACTATCTGATACTAAACGATACTCATTGATATACTTAGATATGTTATCCTTAAGCGCATCATTAGCAATTACTAACTTACCATTTTTATTTCTTGATATGACATGAATCAGTACAGTATTCGCTGTTAAACTTTTTGTAACACCTACTCTGAATATTCTTCCAAACTTTGCCGGCATTGTATATATTCTAAATATTAAATCTTGAACATTTACAACACGAGATTGATTAGATCTAGAGCTAAACGTAATATTTCTTAACTCTTCAATGCTTGGTCTAGACTCACCTCCCTTTGCACTTCTTGGATTATTTACAGATAGTGAGTTTCTAACATTATTTTGAATTATTCCTGATGTTCCAATTTTAAAATTCATTATTGCAGTTTTGACATTATTTATAGCCCTAGGGCTAACGTTGTGATTGATTCCTCCACCGTATCTATATCTAACTGTTAATATTGTTTCTTTTGGTGCTAATCCTAAAGTATTTGAGTTTAATAAGATAGATGGATCTACAGCATCAATTTTAAAATTTTTTCTTTCTCCAAAAAGAGGTAGTGCATATTCAGAAGGATCACTTATAATGTCACTTGTTTCATACTCTGCTACTCCTGAACCAAATCTAATTTTACTTTTTCCGGTGTCAAATTCAGATTCTACAATAAATCTTCTAGGGGCCGGTTCTACTGATAAATTAAAAGCAGCATCGTCTCTATCATCGTCTTTGTTTGCTATAGCTTTAAATACTACATCATGAGTTAAGCTATCTACTTCAAAATATTCATTTAAATCACTGTCAACTACTGATATGATGCTTGACATGTCAGAATTTCCGAGCGTTATAGATCGAAAAGGTATAAAACTTCCAATATTAAACGTTTCTGAAGTTGTTTTTCCACTTGAACATGTTCCTGTTTTCTTAACTAGATACTTTCTAGGATTATTATCACTATCAACAAAATCAACTGCTAATTCTGCTTTAAGAATTCCATCAATATTTGTTTCAGAAAAATCAACATCTTCTAGAAGTTCAAAATCAATTCCTTCTATAGAAGAAAAGACAGATCCGGCACTTAATACACCTAACTGTGATGATGTTGGCCTGTAATTACCTAAATATAGTTCTGCATCAACTGAAATTATTAATTCAACTTCACAAAAACTTGGGCTAGCTGATCTTATTTTGACACCTGCATCGCGTATATGCTGAATTATATTGGACTCTTCAGTTGCTGTTTCTAAGCTAAGTTCACTAAACTGATGATCTAAGTAAAAAGACATAACATCGCCCACATACGCAGCCATATCTAAGAATACACCTCCTAACCCAGCTTCGCTGAAATCATTAATAACTTCGCCATAATGAACTCTAGCATACTCTAACAAATCTGACCTAAAGCTGTTAAAGTCTTTATTTAGATAACTTAAATTTCTTTCTTTTTTAAGATCTTTTTTTACATTTATTGCCATTAGATATCTTCCTTATGTTTTTAATAACTATCCTGCAATATACAATATGAGCATAATTTTTTGATTTGTAGAATTCAAAGCAGGAATATCAAATTTTACTTCCATTAGTAATTTGGCAAGTGGTCTATCAATAGTTGTTGTCTCTATTTTTATATTTTCAGATGTCAAAGTTTTAAGAGACACATAAGGCATGTATCGTTGTACAGAATTTTGCATTAATTGCATTATTTTCGATTCAAAGTCTCTATTTTGCGTTATCATTTCAAAAGTAATATTTCTTAAACCTGCTCCAAAGTCATACCTGCCTAATCTTTCACCAGGAGATGTTAATAATAAATTTTTTAAGTTTTGTCTTACTTGTTCAACCTGATTATAATTCATTTCGTATAAAGAGCTTTGATCATCTTGTGCGAGTGTCAAAGGTAAAGATATTCCAAGCGGTATTTTTCTTTCTTCAATAATTTCTTTTACTGTGTTATCAGTACCACTACCAAATTTCTTTCCTGAACTTTTAAATTTAAATTTATTCATTGTTACATCCTATTTAGATCCAAAGATTGTTTTAGATTTAAGTTTTGTCATAGGGCCTACTGGTGACTGTGTTATTCTTATCAATTCATCAGTTGTGAGTAATGAATCAAAACTTCCACCTGCTGCCTGCAAAGCTATATCTATAGTTTCCTTAAAAGCTTCTCCG